AGTAAGTCCTTAGCTTTTAATTTAGAAGATGCGATTACTGTCTTAGTGTACCTTTGAGCATCTCTACTTTGTGATTTGGCGTAACTGATTTTGAATGTTTTCATTTTGTTGGTCTGAATTTAGTTTTAATAATTTTTACCCCCAGCTTTTTAAAAATTAAAATATTCTGATGAACTTTTACAAGTTTTAAATTTCTCATATATTTTTTACTTCGCATAGCTGCGGTGTTAAGTCCATTTTCAAGGAATATGGCTTCGTTATACAATACCATTCCAGAGCTCATAAAGTACTGTATAGTCTCATTTATAAAATTCCTATAATTTCCTTCTTTATCTCTAATGTTGCCAACAACAAAACAAGCGAATCCATCATCTTTTAATGCATCACAACTCTTTTTTATTATATCCTTATAATTATTTAAGAAATCTTCATATTCCATATTGCTTATATCCCCATCTAAGTCACTATAAACCTCTAAATCTGCATAAGGAGGACAGCTAAAAATTAAATCATATTCTTTCTTAAATCCATTAAGTATTTTATTGCTGTCTCCTACATACCAATTAGGCTGGTTGTTTGCTTCTAATATATCAATTGATTGCTCTCTATTGCTATCAATTTGTTCTTGTCTTATATCAATACCAGTATAATTATATCCTAAATAATTAGCTACAATTCCACGAACAGATCCACCAGCAAACGGGTCTAATATCTTTCCTCCTTTTTTACAAAACCAATGATATAATACTTCACAAAGAACAGGGTCAAATATAGAAGTCCCTAAACCATAGTTTACACCTGTATTAGCGCTCTCATAAGCTTCACTCCAATTCTTTAAATTAATTACACCCTTCCTTGAAACCTCAGATTTAAGCCCTATCCTTTTCCACATAGATTTACGTTTAACCCAAGAGCCACTTTTAGAATCTAAAACAGTAAAGGGAGGTTCTATAAATAAATCTCGAATAAGAGGCTTGTTTGATATTTCATTTCCAAATAAATCATTCATAATATTACTTAAGTTTCTGTACATTAAAGTTAAATATGCTGATCATTAGTTAATGTTCGGTTTTGGAATTTTAATCTGCGCTATTACATGCCTTAGACAGCCATACCTCAGCAGCGTGAGCGTTAGCGTATGCAGTATATTCACAATTACAGTTCTTTACTTTGTTATAGCAGATGCTAACTTCTTCAGCATACTTACGACATAGCCAGTTGCTGTTATTGGCATACTGAGATGCTTGAGCCTCGAATTGATCACAGGCATGCAGGTATGCTGCTCCCCTGTTAGCAATAGTGGCATCCTCTTGAATCATTGCGATGGTGTTGAATTGTTTGTTCATTTTGTTTAGTTTTAATTGGTGAGTTGTTTATTAAACGTTGTAAGTTTTGAATTTTGTAATTGCATTTATTTCTTTTTTTAATTGAACAATTGCTTCAGATACGCTATCAAATGCAATCGTATCGCAAATCATAATTTTTACTTCTTCAAGTTTAGCAATTTGATTTCTTAAATCTGATACTGTAAGTTGAGTTGTAGTTGTCATTTTGTTTAGTTTTAATTGTTTTAAAATCTATACGTCAAAGATATACCTATATTACATATATGTATCAATTGGAAGTTAATTATTTCCCTTACATTATCAATCAGTTACATAAATGTTACAGGAAGTTAAGGCAAATCGCGATAAAAAAACGTCAGATTTTTGACACAATGCCAAACAAACCTATTAATTAATTATATTTGCCAACGAATCTGTTGCCAATCGCGGTGAGGCATTAAATGACACCACTCACCAGACATGGCTGAGGATATTGTTTTAGGAAAATTTACGGCAGATTTTACCGAGCTTAAAAAGAAGTTAGACGGCTACGTTGATAACCTTCAGGTTGTTCAGAAAGAGGAAAAGAAGACCGGCAAGGAAGCGGAAAAAGCAGCCGAAACAGCCGAATCGGCTGCAAAGAAAAGAAACGCTGCAATAAAGATCGAGCAGGCTGAATTGAAGAGGCTCGTTTTGGAGCGCAAAAAGGCTTTCGACCCTAAAGTAATTGAGGATTATAACACAAAAATTACCGAATCCACTAAACGCATTTCTACCTTAAGTGGGAAAACAGCCTCCTTCGGTGCGAGTGCTAAATCTATATTCGCGAACGTAGGGGCTGGGATCGTAGCAGCATTTTCTATTCAGGCAGTGGCAGCATTCGCCAAGGCATCAATTGATTCTTTTTTAGATGCAGAAAAAACAGCCAATAAATTAAAGTTCGCTGTCACCCAAATTGGCGGAGAATCGGAAGTGGTATTTAACCGGCTAATTGATCAGTCGGCTAAGTTGCAAAAAACCACCATATTCTCGGATGACTCTATTCAGGCTGCGCAGGCGGCACTGGCAGCGTTTGGATTAACGGGCAAGGAAATCGAAAACCTACTTCCTAAGTTAGCTGACTTTGCATCACTCTCAGAGGTAGATATTACGCAGGCGGCAGAACGGGTCGGTGCTGCACTTGAGGGATCAGGTAAGGAGTTCAAGAACTACGGTATCATAGTGTCCGCAACAGCCACGCGGCAGGAGAATCTAAATTCAATCTTAGGAGGATTGCCTAAGTTCGCCGGTTCAGCAGAAGAGGCTACCAAAACATTAGCAGGCAGACTACTTCAGGCAGATAACAGAGCAGATGACTTGCAGGAGCAGATTGGCTCTTTTCTTGCACCTTCATTCGTAGTAATGAGGGAGGCAGCATTGAGCGCAATATCTGCATTGATCGGTTTTGACAATGTAAAGTTTGAGATCGATACGCGAAGACTTGATAGCGCAAAGGATCGAGTAGATCGTTTTGTCAAAGTATTTGAAAAAGGGGGCGCAAATGTAGATTTAGGAATTACGACTAAAATTAATCAGTTAAGTATTGCTTTTGATAACGCAAAAATCGAAGCGGAGCGGCTTCAGAAATTACTTGATAATAATTATAGCAGGGCGGCAAACGGTGAGTGGATCTCTCTGTTACTTGCAAGGCAAAACGAATTAAAACTTACGTTAGGAGCTCAGATAGATGAGTTTTTTAGATATCAAGAATTACTCCGGGCAAATGTTAAGGCAGAGGCAGATGCAGCCGCAGCAGTAACAGCAAGGATATTGACAATTGATCAGGCTCGCAAGAAATCGAATGAGGAATTGATTGCACTTTCAGAATCAGAGAAAGAAATAAACGATAAGACTTCGAAGAACAATATTAAGTTGATTGAAAGTGTCATCGCAGCACGTAAGAAAGAGGTTGAGGAATTAGAAAAAAACTTAGCACTACTTAGCAAACTTCAGATCGACAATATTGAGGATTTGAAGCAGCAGCGAATTGCACAATTCGAGGCAGAAACAAAAGCCTTGACGGCACGTGGTCAGCTCAGGGCTGAAATTATAAAGCAGTTAGAGATCAGATTGGTTGCCGATTTGAATGCGATCGACCTGAAGCGTGATGTTGATCCTCTCTTCCGTGTTCCAATTAGAACAATAACAACTCCTGATGTATTAACTAGTACCAGAGATACAGATACAAGCGACATCACACAAGCGCAGCAGGATGCAATAGATGATAGCAAGACTACTAATGAAAAGATCGTTGCAGCCGCAGAGAATTTAGTAAATGAGATTTCGCAGCTTTACAGCACATTGGCTCAGAATCAAATCAACTCTATTACAGAGGCTACTAATGCTCAATTGAGCAGCATTGATCTATTACTGAAGGCTAATGAGGAGGCGTTATCCAAGCGCAGGATTTCGGAAACAGAGGCAGCATTACGCGAAAAGGAACTACTGGCGTTGAAGGTGAAGGCAGAGCAGGATGCTGACAAGAAGATTCGTGAGATAAAGCGTAAGCAGGCTATTGCTGACAAGGCAGCAGCATTAATTTCAATTGCAATTGATACAGCCCGCAACATTGTAGCAGCAGGCAACCCTATATTGGCAGCCCTGTACGCAGTGCTTGGCGCAACACAGGCGGCTATTGTAGCAGCCCAGCCAATTCCATACGAGAGGGGAACTAAATCGGCACAGGGCGGCTTATCAAGAGTTGATGAGGCGGGTGAGGAATTGGTGGTACGTCAGGGGAGAGGTAGGCTTACGACTTTAGAGAGAGGTGATAAGGTAATACCTGCGCCGCAGACACGTAAGTATTCAGCCATTTTTGATGCGATGGTTGATAACAAGTTAGATGACTATATTCTCAAGAATTTTGTAACCCCTCAACTCGAACATCAGCGTCGGGAATTCATGGACATTAAAGATAAATCCTTTGCCAATAACATTACCCGTTCCATCATGATTCAACAGGCAAGTGGTGGTAAGGGAGATTTTTTCTTAGAGAAAATGAGTAAAGGTATCAGCCTCACCAATGCACAGGAGATCGGCAGGGCAATAGCAAGTGAACTATCAGTTGATCCATACCGCAGATAATGGCATTCGACATAACAGATAACGACTACACTACTATCTACATCACTGATGGGTGGCGTGAATGGTTGATTCCTAAATTCAGATTATGGATGGTGGTATCAGAGCCATTCATCACTATCAGTTGGACAGATAGTGAGAAGGGTGCTGAGGGCATACGGCGGGCGCTTAAATTGGACTATAATGATGTAACATTTGGGTACATCACCCCCTCGACAGCGGCTGAGGTGAGGCTGGTCATTGATATATATATTGACTCAGCATGGGATAACATTGCAGGAGCACAAACTTATTCTGCTTCACTCACATCTTTAGCAGTTACGCCGACCAGTGGCACTACAAGATTTATCTCTAATGTTGCAAGAGAACCAGCAAGTGTAAGCGGTGAGAATAATATTTATTATGCCGAAAGTGGCAGTATTACTTTAGCTGAGATTATTATGTTTTCAACTATTGCGGGGTCAGCCGAGAATATTAGTTTTTCGATCAGGCTAAACAACACAACAGATTATTTAATTCAAACCGTTGGAACCTCCGCTACAATTAGAAGGTTCACTAATTCAGCTATGAGTGTTCCTATTGTTGCAGGTGATTATGTAGAGATTAAAGTGGTCTTCCCCACATGGCTAACTGTTCCAACTGCAATGTTATTAAGTGGCTACATTAAATTTGTTAAATCGTAACGGATGGCATTCAAGTTCTACATCGACAATCAGCTAACTGATCAACCTGTTAACGACACGGGGTTGATGACTACCATAAAGAGGGACTTCAATACCAATGGAATGGTGATCACTCAGGATGTTCAGTTGGTATATAATGGCAACAACAATTTGAATTCTGGCGAGGTGAGCGGCTATACAATTTTAAAGACTGCATTTGATTTAGGACAATGCACTGATTTAACTATAACAATTTACAGCCAGACAACACCTATTACTACTACTTTGATTTACAGAGGAACAATAAAAGTTCCAAGCATATCATTTAATAAACAGTTCATAACAGCATCGACTGCCGTTCAGGATGATTCATATTATTCATTTATTAATAATAACAAGTCAATTGAATATAATATTCAGTCGATCACAACAAAAAATAGATTAGCAATTACACCACCTCAGATATATGAGGTTGATTGCTTCGATTCGGTGACAGGTGTATTCGGCTCATCAATTGGAGATTACTTTAGGGGCTATCGGGTAGTTGATGTGTTCACATATTTAATTAGTGCAATATCAGATAATAAAGTTGGATTTTATTCTTTCTTTTTGCAAAACAACCCAACGCTATTTATTTTTGATGGTTTTTCATTAGCGAATCCCAACACAGACCCAAGTGTAAAAGTGGCTTACGAAAAACTTTATGATGAGATCAAGAAAGCTCGCAATATATCATTTTACATCGACACGAATGATCCAAATCTTCCTGTTTTAAGAATTGAAGATTCCGTCTTTATTCTCAGGAGTTGAGTTAATGACCTTTGATGACATCCTTCAGATGATTGAAGTTATTAAGACAGATAATATTTATGGCACAGTAAAGGTTGGAGCCTCCGACAATGTATCAGGGGCTTTCCCCACACCACCATACACGTTCAATGCCGGAACATCTTATGTCGGATGGGTGCCGGAAGTATATACGCCACTTGGACAATGCAACACATCCAACGAATTGAACTTAGTCAATGACTTTGGAATAACAAGCAATGATGTTTATGAACAACTAATTGGAGCGGTAACATCTGATCTGGATAAACTTTTTTTGATCGAATGTGAAAATGTGGATTTGATTTTATTCACAGCCACCGCCGTTAAGTATAATTCATGGATAGGTACTCCTTATTATTATTATAATAAAGGGTTAAATAACCCTGCTAAACTTAATATTAATGGAAGCAATTTCCAAACAGGATTAACCAATACTTTAGAGATAGGTGGTAATGGATTCAAGGCAGGCATAGGATCAGAAACATTGATTGGCTCTTACGACCCTGTATCGGCTGTTTTTGTTGGTGGCGTAGGCGCACTCACACAACCAATTTTATTCACTGACGAAACTACCGGAAGCAATTATGATGGTGGAGGCAATTACGACAATACAACAGGCATATATGTCGCGCCCCTTAATGGATTATATTCATTTGCTGTCAATATGCCTACTGATGTGGTGAATACTGTTCATTGCACTCCAAATGCACAATTGAACACAGGAATTCAAATAACTAATTCACCTATATTAACGGTCGGTCAAATACCGACTCCTGTAATTAGGGGATTCAGAGTTGACATCGGAATTGCTATATATACAGATAACACATTAACTACTTTAATTTCTTTGCAAAATAACACCTACAGAATTAGCTCAGATCAGGCGGGACTTGCCATTACAGTGAGTGATGCAATTAATTTAACGGTCGGCAATGCTGTTATATCTCAAGTCCTTGTTAGGGCAGAAGCGTTCGCCCCTGCATACTTTGGTAATAATGGAATATTTAACGACATAAATATATTGCCGGGATGGTCTGTCTCATTGTATAATTGTGGAGTTGGGGCTGCTATTCCTGCAATGTACGCATTAATTGAATCTACATTTTCTTGCAACGGTTCGCCAGATGGAGGTGGAGTACTTATTGCCAATGATCCTCTGCTTTACAAAAATAAAGAAGTTCAATTTAATTATAATATTGGTGAGGCTGATTGGGCTTCGATTAAATTAAATCCAATCGCTTCATTTGTTTTTATAAAAGATCAGATAATTCGGTCAGGATGGATTTCAGAAATGAAACATAACAATTGGACAGGTGAAACACAAATTAAATTAATAACTAACAATGCCATTACTTCGTAATAAATTCCAGCCCTATTTTCCCGACCCCGATTCACCGAATGCTGTTAATTGCGGCGGTCAATACTGCCACCCTGTTGCACTTGGTGACACGATATACACCCAATTCTACCAGACTCCGTGTGAGCCAAGTCAGATCACTGACCCTGAGTTTGCCGACTTTACCATAGGTGCTGAATTGATCCTTAACAATACTTTCTCGAGTGGGGCGAATTGGACTGTTGGCACTAATTGGTTGATAAGCGCAGGCACATTACAGCATACGGCAGGCTCTGTTGATGTCACCTATCAGGTAGGTGTTCCATTTATTATAGGTAATATTTATCAGGTAGAAGTTGCTTGTGGTAAGGACAGCAGGATCATTTTCGATACGCTTCGGTCAGACTGTTGGTAGTACCGCTACGCCATCGGTGGACAGCACAGGAACGTTTACATTTTCGGTTCCCTACAATGATCTTCAGGTAGGGGATAATAATTTATATTTTGTGCCCACATCTGACTTTGTCGGGCAAATTGATTCAGTATCTGTTAAACTAATTACGTACACTAATTGGGACTTGAACGGCAGTTGGATCATCAGCGATGGCGTTGCCTGTCATATTGCAGGAACAACGGGGTACTTAGAGCAGACTGTAGCTAATTATATTGATGCAAACGGGTATTATCAATTCTACATTACCTCATCAGGATATATCTCAGGAACTTGTGATGTTTACATTGCTAATGTCTTAGCCGGCACTATTGCATCTGACGGAGACTTTATATTCTACAAAGAGCCGACACTAACAGGGGTTATCTCCTTTAGACCATCAGCTAATTATGTAGGCTGCATTTCTGCACCTGAGTTGTTTCAGCTCAAAAACGATCACTTGGCTTACCTCGTAGCAGAGGATTTGACAGAGTATGATATTACAGATGAGTTTGAATATTACGAAGATTTTGTTACGCTCAAACTTAACATCGAATTACTTGAAGTCCTTTACGGATGCTATACCATAAAGGTGATTGATGCCTGTGTTGTTCAGGGCAGTAACCTTGCCTATAATGGCAACTTTAGTGCCGGATCGACTGATTGGTCAGTAAAGCCACAGATTCAATATCCTGCTAATCAGATGGAGTTTACCTTTCAGCCCAATGATGGAATAGACTTAATCACTAACGGGGACTTTGCCACAGGAACCTTCGCAGGGTGGACGGCAGGGGCTAACTGGGCAGTAGTAGGCAATAAGGCTGTTCATACGCCCGGCTCAACGGCTGCACTCACGCAGACTGTTGCGATGCCTGTGCCCGGTAGCCCTACTTATCAATATTGGATTTGGTTCACAATATCTGGTCGAACAGCCGGGTCGGTCGATGTTATCCTTGCTGATGGAACGAACCTTAACAGAACGACTAATACTGTTCAGATGGTTTATTTTAAGCCTCTGCTAAACGGCGCACAACCATTCAGCATCGTGCCTACATCAACATTCGATGGTAGCATTGATGATGTTCAGGTGTATATTAATCAGCCCGGAAGTGCTGAAATATGGATATCAACACCCTTTAGTACCAACAAGGCTAACCCTGCAATGATAGCAGGTAATTATGAAGTGCAATTTGAAATTATTGCCCTACCCGCTAACACCTCAGTAGGGGCAAGACTCTTGTGGACTTCAGGATATACCTACTTTAACACAGTTGGCGTTCATATATTATCTGTGCCTAACTATGTTCCGGGCGGTCAGGCTGTACAATTGATTGGAGAGTTTGCGTTCAACAATAACGGATTTGCCGGCTCAATTCTAATTGATAATGTAATTGTGAGGAACGTCGAACCATTTGATGCAACATACATATCAGAGTGCCTCAACTATCAACTTGAATTTACAGACACAAAGATGATCAGAGCATATTGCGATCAGCCAGCGTTCGGATTTGAATTCCTCAACACCCAATTCTACCTTCAGCAGCGGGTCGTGTGCCGTTCATTCAATCCTATATACCCATCAGCTACACAGATTCAGAAGTCAGGCACGGGCGATGCAAGGGTGGTATATTCGGAGATTGAGAAATATTGGAGGTTTGACACCGACTGGGCTTCAGAAACATTCCATGATGCATTTGCGGTTCAACAAAAATGTGACCACTTATTAATCGGACCAGATCAGGGCAATGGAATTGAATATGTGTTCTCCCCTGATGAGTATCAGCCAGATTGGAGAGGCGATGGCGATTACAACCTTGCCCCCGTAACAGGAACGCTGAGGATTAGAAGGGATGGGCAGAAATTTAATCGCCATACATAAATGAATAATAAATTAGTATATTTGTCCAAGTTTGTTGCCAAAGACCGTGAGGCATTAATTCATCGGGTTATATTATTATTATAACCTAAAAAAATTAACTATCATGTCTTGCGCAATCAATTGTAATGAAGTCGAACTGGAACACGATTCAGAGGACTTAGTATGTCTCGGGGCACGCCCCGCAGGCTCTCCATCAGTAGTACTATACTGGTGCTTAGACAACATCTCAGATATTACCAACCCTGCCCAAACTATCGCAGCCCTCGCAGCGGGTGAGGCATTACTGATAACAGACATCCTGTTCGGTAATGACCTACCTACTCCAACGACTGGTCCGAAGACGACAGCCTGTGGAACGCCATCTGTGATTTATAACACCTATCCTGTTAGCTTAACAGACTACTCCTACAACAACACCAATGCCACCCTTTATGAGGCACTTGGCAATGGGCGTAGAGTTGCTGCTATCCTTGCATGGGATTGCTCATCTAACCCTAACTTCCCTAACACCTCACGCTACTATGTGCCTACATCTGGCGGCGTGACGTTCTCAGGTGGATTGAGCGATGCGAATAATGATGATGAGGTAGCTTTCTTTCAGGTGAACGGAACATTCAAGGGTGGTGTTACAATTCTTGCAACTCCTGCTGGCATATTCGCGTAATGAGTAAAAGCAAAGGGATATTACTTTGCGCTTGGGGAAAGGTCAATTATGGATATGCAGCCTTTAATTTAGCAGCATCTATAAAGGCAATTAACCGTGCTATTCCAATCACTTTAATAAGTGATCAGGCTGCATTATCGCACCTGAATGATCAGCATAAGTTACTCTTTGATCACATTGATATTCTCGGGTCGCCTGTAAGTGACCCGGGGATATTCAAGGTGAGTATATACGATATGCTGCCCTATGATTACACGCTATATATTGATGTGGATGCGTTATGCATTAACGACCCGATGCTACTCATTGATAAGTTAGTCAATGATTTTGAAAAAGATAATTCTAAATATTACCGATGCCATGTTCATGGATGGTATGATAATGATAGCCCCAATGATTTACCACTCATGTATTGGGCTACTAAGGAGGTGATATGGAATCAATATAAATTCACTGACCAAAGGCTACCTGCATCTCAGAGTTCAATTCAGTTTATAGCCAAATGCGAACAGGCTGAGGTGTGGTATAAGGAGCTGGTGGAGCTAATGGTCAACAACCCTATTCCACTCGATCAGTTAAAGAATCGGTGGGGAGGAACGCAGCCAGATGAGCTTTATTTGAACATTCAAATCGCTAAGACTGGACTCACCCCTGACATCGAAGGCTCGATGTGGTTTGTCGACAACGCGGCAAAGAGACCATTTGAGCTAATACAATTAGGATATACATTCCTGAGTTACTTCGGGGTCAAGATGCGAATGAAAACATTCTTCCTTGAATATTACGACAAGGAGCTTGTCAAGACAGTTAGGCAGTTAGGGTTTGAGAATCATAATTACAAGACCTATGCAGTGTTCTCGGATAAACATGCGGGCAATAAAGTTCAGCCGATTAAGAGGGTTCAGATAGTTAATCCACCCTATCTTATCGAGTCACCACATATCAAGTCAGATGGATGGGGTATGCCTGCTTTTGAAAATGGTATATTAATTAATCAAGACCCTAATGTTCCTAATGAATTAACAGGCACGGTTCACCTGTACCTGTGTAATATGTATGATAAACTGCCTGATTCACGTCGCAAGGAATTGATGGAGGCGCACCGTTTGAATTGCGAAAATCCTTTAATAACTAAGATTTTTAATTTCGGAAACGTTCCTTATGACAACGCTAAGGTCATCAATATTGAGTGTTCACAAAGACCGACTTATCAAGACCTGATTGACCATGCTAACACCACAGCAGGAGATTACACAGTAATTACCAACTCTGATCTGTACTACGACACCTCATTAGCGTGGATAGGAGAGGTTCAATTCAATAAAACCATGTTAGCACTATGCAGGTGGAATATGCACGGCAAACAGGCTCAATTCGAGGCGTACAAATGGAGTCAAGGTACTTGGATATTTAAGCACATCATTGAACTATCGGGAATGAACTATCAGTTGGGGCTACCCGGCTGTGAGAATGCCTTTGTGTTCGATGCTAACAGGCAGGGATATCAGGTAATGAATCCGTCTGTTGACATTAAGGCATATCACCTTCATGCATCTAATTACAGAACATACACGCAGGCAGATCGCATTCATGGCAATGGCTATTTAGAGATTAAGATTTGCCCGATTAAATCGGTTCTAAAAAAACGGATGTTGATTGATCAGCCCGGCGCAGTTGGGGATATTATCAGATGCTTGCCGATTGCCAAATATTACAGTGACAAAGGATTTAAAGTAGATTGGCTTTGCCCTAAGATTTATCATCATTTGTTTGATTACGTTGATTATGTAAAGCCTGTCGCATCTCATAGTGGTGGCTACGATCAGGTAATTGATCTGTCATTTGGAATCAACCAAACCACTCAGCTACATAAAGATTGGATTAAAGAGAAAGCAAATGGTCTCAATTCTTTTCTTACCCTCAAATACCGATTAGCAGACGTGCCTATAACGCAGTGCAACAACCTTCAATATATTCGCAATCATGAGAGAGAGAAACAGCTATTCAAACTTATTGCACCTAAAGGAAATACTAATTATAGTGTTAACCACCTTAGTTCTAATTATGGCACTGCCGCTGTTATTGATAGTGAGTTATTGCAAGTACCGTTCGAGCCGATCCAAGGCTATTCGATATTCGACTGGCGGCTAATTCTTGAACGGGCAACAGAGATTCATTGTATAGATTCATCCCTTGTCAACTTTGTTAATTGTATAACTGTTAAGGCTAAGTGCTTTTATTACATAACGGATAAAGTTCCTATGCAGGGGGACAGAACATTAATCAGTGACCAATGGCAGATAATTAATCAATTGGAATATGCGGTTAGCTAAAGACATTAAAGGGTATAAAATGACCTCGACCTCAGAGTTTAATCACAACCTGACTACTCTAATAGCTCAGGAAACCATTACTCGCGTAATTGAGACAGGTAGCTACTTGGGTAATGGAACAACTAAGGCTGTACTAAAGGGATTTAAACTTCATGATTTTGAATATAAATTTATCTCCCTTGAGGTGAACCCAGAATATTATAAATCGGCACTTGCTAACAACATCGGATCGGGCATATTATTCATTAACGCTCTTTCTGTTCCCCGTAAGATGATACCTGTATCTATTACAATAGATGCACCTGATTATGTGATTGTAGATCATTTGAATTTGAGCAACTACAGCAATGAGATTCAATATGATGTTCCTGATTCGATGCTTAATCTTGCTGTTGAATTGAAGCCTGAACTGGTTATTCTTGACAGCGCAGGACATCTTGGATTAATAGAATTTAATTACCTTATGAGTCTATTGCCATCGCATGAATTCTACTTGGCTCTCGATGAATTAATCATATCAAGCATTATCATACAATGGAGTTAATCAAACAGAATCAGGACAAATTTCAAATCATCTGGCAGAGCCAGACAGATCAAGATCACCAAAGTTCAATCATTCAGGTCAATGCAAGCTGATATGCCCATTTACGAGGTCTATGTAGAGGATGTGTACCATAAGGTAGCATCTATTTATTTAATCGCTCAATTCAATTTAAGGAATTATTTCTGTTGCAAAACATTACTCAACTGATGAGGTGTGCATTCACAATAGTTTACGAAGGGCTGCATCACTTGCAGCATAAAGACTTTGCTCAGCGCATGGCTAATATGTTCGATCATTGGATAGTAGTTGAGGGGTATTCCCTGCCATACGGATCAACATCATGGTGTAATAAACTTAATGTACCGGCACGGTCGCAGGACGGCACAGTTGAGTTTATGAACCAGCTCTGTGCTGAACATAATAATGTTTATTTTTATTCTCCAAATAAATATTACAACGGCAAAGATGATCAAGTTAATGTAGCTATTGATATTCTTAGAAAGATTAGTAAATCATGTTATCTTTGGGAGGTCGATGTGGATGAACATTGGGCACTCGAATCACTATCTGTCGCTGAGGCATTAGCAGATAATAGTAAGGCGATAGGATTTAGCTTTGCCTTCAATCATTATGTAGGGCAGGGGCTGATTGCTAAAGGGGATTGGGGTTCGGGATATCTTAACCGACTATGGAAGTGGACAGGTCAATTCTTCCGATCCCATGAGCCTCCCCTGTTGGTCGGTCAGCGTTATGTTGAGCCAATCAAAGAGGTAAAGTATGATCATTATAGTTATTACTTTGAGAAAGACGTTAAGTTTAAATCAGAATCTTATTCGGGTCATGAGAATGTTTACAAAAATTGGAGCAAGGTATTGGTATCTGAATCTTATCCAGTTCACATTTCTGAATTATTTGGTAAGGACACAAAAATAGGTAAGTCTAACAGTTTTATTGATAAATTATGAACAAGCCAAATGCAGGTTGCTCATCATGTGGGGGTGGTAAGGGCAAGAGTACTATTCCGACTAATCTTCCAAAACCACCGCGTCCAGTTAACATGCCAAGACCAAAGAGATGATACCGCCTCAAGATGTACTGAAGCTCATTGAGCCTGTAATAAAGATTAAGCGCAAACTTATTGCACCTAAGAAGGGCAAGAATGATAATGATCCATTATACTTTAGTGGCTATAGTGAATATGTGGAGTGGAAGGAGCAGATCAGCTATCATACTGTGAAGGGGAAGAAGCCGATCAAAATGCTATCGATTAAAGCACCTAACCAGTCACAGGAGGATTTGGATTATGTGATTGCTAATTTCAAACAAATCACACTACCTGTCTCCTTTGAATTCATCACTACTATAGGGAGGGGATTACATGACGGCAACTGGTCGGTAGATTTTGGTGAAGAAAATTCTGATTTCGTAAACGCTAAAATGACCTTTAAGGAATATCTTGACAAAGATATTGCATCAACACCACTGCGGATGAATTATGATGCATGGATGAAGTTTGTGCTGCCATCTATTAAAATTAACGACTCTATGGGAGTAGTTGGATTTAAGCCTTGGCGCGAGGAAGAGACTGTGATGGATAATGAAACAGGTGATGAGGTCGTTGCTGGCGATAAACTGCCTGAACCGATCCCATTCTATTACGGATCAGAGCGTGTATTGTCAAATATGGACTGGGGATATCTACTCATTGAAGCCAACAATTACTCCTTAGTGGATCGCGCCGGGCAGTCTGTTCGGGAAGGGCTTGTGTTCGAGATTTGGGATGATGTCAATATATGGATTATCGAGCAGGTTGGCAAGCAGGCAGATTGGAAATTCGAGGCTCGTCTTTATGTCAATCACAACTTAGGCTATATCCCTGCAACATATCTAAAGGGAATTGCAAGGTATAACGATGTAGGAGTTATCAGTTATATGTCACCCTTTTTGATGGTCACCGACATATTAGATGAGGCTTTATTAGACGGCTGCAATTTAAGGTCTATCAAAGCCTCCTGCACCTACCCGCAGAAGGTTATGTTAGGAAATGAATGTATGTTCACCGATGATCAGGGTAATAAGTGTAACAATGGATATATTCCTAAGCTCGATCATTCAGGATTCTACAAGTGTTCAGAGTGTCACGGCACAGGACAGACACCACGTACCTCACCGACTAACACCCTTTTTGTCCGCGGCGGCAATGCACTTGATAGCGGGGATCAGATTAAACCTGTTGATGCACTTGCATACATTGAGCCTTCGATTAACACGCCTAAGTTCCTGCGTGATGAGATTAGCCAATCAATTATGAATGCCTTGTCAATACTTCATTTAAAGACCACTAACACCGTTGTTCAGCCCAATGCAACTGATACCACAGCAACAGGGATGGTGTTGGATGAGAAGGCTAAATATGCGTTTATCAAATCTGTGGTAGATCAGGTTTTTGAAATCTATCAATTCGGACTCAAGTGTATGGGTGAGTTGAGATACGGTGATGATTATATTGAGCCGATTGTTCAGCTCCCATTGACTTATGACTTTAATTCAGAGGCAGATTATTTGTCACAGATTTCGGCAGCACAGGCAGCCGGTGCACCTCCTGTTGTTATTGCATCGTATGTTTATAAATACCTAAAGTCAATCTTTTATGACAACCCCAAAACTGCACGGGCGTATGATCTTATCATAGCATCTGATAGGCTGTTCACTCTTACTCAGGATCAGATCATGGCTGAACTGCCAAGGAGCTTGATTCAACCTTGGGAGGTAGTGTTACATGATTCATCCTTAACAATCATTGCCGATCTTGTTAGAGCTAATGATCAGTTCTTAGAGCAGGACTTTAGCGTAATGATTGAGCAACTTAAGGAGGCTGCAAAGGAATTGACACCTGTTCCTCTGTCAGCCACACCCCGCTTAACGCCTCAATCAATTTTAGCCGATGCAAACGCTACTTGATTTATTAGCAAAGAAGGCACAACGCCTTGAGGATATTCCAAATAAGTTTTTATCGAATATCCAAAAGGTTCAATTAGAGTTATTGAAATCTGTTGAGGATGTCATCGCCACATTCAATATTAGCAGCTCAGGCAACTTTGTTGTGAGCAAGGCTAATATGACTAAAGTAGCTGAGTTGGATGTACTGCTGCGAGATGTATTGGATCGATCCGAATATAGAGAGGCTGTTACGCAGTTTGCAAAGGAATTTAATGTGCAGGTTGATTTCAACAACACCTATTTTTCCGAAGCATTCAAGGGCTTCAAATCATCTGAGATTGGGCTGATGGCTGTTCGCAATGCTCAACGCAATGCAGTTGACTTGCTGATTAATACATCTATTGATTCTGATTTTATTATTCCAATTAAACAACAGATTGAACAAGCGGTTGTTACTGGTGCAAGATTCAGGGAGGTGTTAGATACCATTCAGCAGATCACTACGGGCGATGCACAGACAGATGGTAAGATTCTCCAGTATTCAAAACAGATTGCACATGATACTTTTGCCGTTGCTGATAGGTCTTATGCTGCTGCTGTTGCGCAGGAGATCGGAGCTGATTGGTTTGGCTACTCTGGAGGCACTATAAAGACTTCAAGAGCATTTTGTATCGAACGACACAATAAGTTTTTCAGCCGGAAAGAAATAGAGATTTGGGGATCAGGCAAGGCAACGGGTGACTTCCTGACTCCGCAAGGAGGTACATGGGCTGGTGAAATGGAGGGCACTAATGAGAAGACTATATTCGCAACAGCAGGGGGCTATAATTGCCGGCATTCGATCATGGCTGTATCAATATTCTCAGTTCCAATTGAAGATATAAAGAGGGCGATGTCACTTGGGTTTTATACGCCGACTGATTTTGAGGTGAAAAAATTGGGGCTGTAATGTGATATGTTGTTTTGCGCAGGTTCGTTGCGGGTAGTGGAG